TGGATTCAATAGAGGCCAAGTTAAAAACATCATCAAGCTACCTTACAATCCTAAGAAAGCTGATAGAGATGTTCTTTATCAAGCTGACGTTAACCCGATTGTTACATTCCCTGGACAGGGTACTGTACTATTTGGTGATAAGACATTGCTAGGTAAGCCGAGTGCATTCGACAGAATCAATGTTAGAAGATTGTTTATCGTTCTTGAAAAAGCGATTGCAACTGCTTCTAAGTTTACATTGTTTGAGTTCAATGATTCATTCACAAGATCACAATTCAAAAACCTTGTTGAACCTTTCTTAAGAGATGTTCAAGGACGTAGAGGAATTTATGACTTCAAAGTAGTTTGTGACGAAACAAACAACACTGGAGAAGTAATAGACGGTAACAGATTTATTGGAGACATCTACATTAAACCTGCTAAATCAATTAACTTTATCCAATTAAACTTCGTAGCAGTACGAAGTGGAGTTGAATTTTCTGAAATCGTAGGTCAGTTTTAGGACTAAATACTAATAGGAGTATCAAATGGCTTTTAATATTAATGAAATTAGATCGCAGCTAACTCTTGGTGGTGCTAGACCTACCCTGTTTCAGTGTAACATTACTAACCCTGCTAATAGCGCTGGCGACTTAAAGACACCTTTCCTAGTGAGAGCGTCACAAGTACCAGCAGCTACTTTAGGATTCATCGAAGTACCATACTTCGGAAGAAAGACTAAGATTGCAGGTGATAGAACATTCGCAGAATGGAACATCACAGTAATGAACGATGAAGACTTCTTGATCAGAAACTCTATGGAAGAATGGATGCAGAATATTAATTCTCATCTTGGCAACGTTAGAGGATTCGGAAGCGCTTCTGACTTATCATACAAGTCGCAGGCACAGGTCACCCAGTTTAGTAAAACTGGCGTACCAGTAAGAGAATATACATTTAATGGTATATTCCCAGTCAACATTACAGAAATGGAAGTTGATTGGAACGCTACAGATGTTATCCAGGAATTCCAGGTAACCTTCCAGTACGACTGGTGGGAAGTAACTGGTGGTTCAACTGGAAACGCTGGCGGTAATTAAACCAACTTTGAATTTAGGCTCTCTCAGGGGAGCCTAAATACATTTACAATATGAGGTAATCAATGGCAGAACTATTCGGTTTTGAAATCAAGAGGAAGGGTGTAGAAGACCAAGGCTCTTTCGTCGCACGTCAAGAAGATGATGGTGCTGTAGTCGTCGCAGAAGGTGGCGCTTATGGTCAATATATCGATCTTGAACAATCATCCAAAACAGAAGGCGAACTCGTTACACGTTATCGTAAGATGGCTATGCAACCCGAGTGCGAGAATGCTATTGATGATGTCGTAAACGAATCAATTGTTTATGACCCAGACTCACACACAGTAGAATTAGACTTGGATTCAGTCCAAGTTAGTGACAAGATCAAACAACAAATTGCAGATGAGTTTCTTAACGTAAAAGACTTACTCGACTTTGAACGTCAATCATATGAAATATTCAGACACTGGTATATAGATGGTAGAATGTACTATCATGTTATCATTGATGAAAAGGATCCCAAATTAGGGATACAAGAATTTAGATATATTGATCCTCGTAAGATAAGAAAAGTTAGAGCAGTCAAGAAGAAATCACATGGCACCGGTCCTAATAGAATACAACTAGCACAGACAAAGCAAGAGTATTATCTCTATAACGACAAAGGATTTAAGAGTGGTCCAGGTACTGTAAATCCCGCTCAAGGTACTACCCAAGGCATCAAGATAGCTAAGGACAGTATATTACATACCACTTCAGGGTTGATGAGTGAAGATAATAAAATGGTATTATCACACTTACACAAAGCAATCAAACCTCTTAACCAGTTACGAATCTTAGAAGACGCAACAGTAATCTATAGAATTTCAAGAGCGCCAGAAAGAAGAATCTTTTATATTGACGTAGGGAATCTGCCTAAGTTAAAAGCAGAGCAATATCTAAGAGACATGATGGCTAAACATAAGAATAGAACTATCTATGATGCCACTACAGGCGAAATAAAAGATGATAGAAAGTTCATGACTATGCTTGAAGACTATTGGTTGCCTCGAAGAGAGGGTGGAAAAGGTACAGAGATCACAACATTACCTCCTGGCCAGAACTTAGGAGAGATGGATGATGTTCTATACTTCCAAAAGAAATTATACCGATCATTAAATGTCCCAGTATCAAGATTAGAACCAGAGACAGGATTCTCTTTAGGTAGAGCATCAGAGATTAGCAGAGACGAAATTAAATTCCAGAAGTTTATTGGAAGATTAAGATTGAAGTTCTCTAAAATCTTTGAAGCAGCCTTAGAGAAACAGCTAATCCTCAAAGGCGTTATTGCTGCTGAGGATTGGCCTGCTTTAAGAAGAGAGATGAGATTTGATTACATTACAGACAATCATTTCGCAGAGCTCAAAGAGATAGAAATTATGAGAGAAAGACTCTCAACAATCAATGACGTGGATCCTTACTTAGGTAAATACTTTAGTACTCAGTGGGTTAAGAAGAATGTTCTTAGACAAACTGATAGGGAAATTGAAGACATGCATGCAGAAATGTTGGCCGATACAGAAGGCGAACAAGAGAATATGGACCAATATGGCGTGCAAACTGATGGTGAAGACGGTGGTTTCCCACAAGCACCGCAAGACTAGAACTTTTAGATTATAAATATACATGGAGATATTATGACAGAACCAGTTTTAAAAATGGTAGGTTTGGCAGTAGACGACAAGCCAAACAAAGCCGCAGAGATTTTCTCTGATGAGATGGCAGACAGAGCTGCTGACTATGTACAGCAAGCAAAGGATGTTATCAGTAACGGTATGATGGGGCAAGAGCTTCAAGATTCAGATGACATTGATATGGATCCAGAAATAGATTCAGAAGATGATTCATATGAAGATGCAGATGAGGTAGAGACTTCAGAAGATGAAGACGACACTTACGAAGCAGACCAAGAAGTTGTTGCAGAACCAGAAGACGATAACACTTCTGAAGATACAGAAGAAGATAACGAGGACTAAATGAAATCACTAAGACAGATCGTAGAGCTTAAAAAGATTGATATTGTACCAGATCCTGAATTGCAATCTGGCGTGGAAAGCGACTACACTAAACCTAAGTCGAAAGCGGAAAGAGACTTCGTCGGCAAGCATGTCGATGTTGTTCAACAGAAGCTACACCCTGCATTTAAATCAGAAGCTGAACAAGACGCTGTCTTTAAAGGTGGTGCCATTAATAAGGACCATTCAAAAGCTGCATCATATAAAGATGGAATGGACGCAGATGTTTATGAAGCCGCTGTCGCTTTTGTTATGGACAACCTAACAGAAGATAACCTCGAGCAGTTTGAAAACATGCTAGAAGAAAACCCAGAAGCAGCTATCAGCTTTGCAATTGATATTGCTGATGAATTAGAAGAGATTGTAATGGAAGGTATTGAAGAAGCTGTTGATAAGCCTGGTGATGCTGACCACGTACATTCAGATGACAACCATTCAACGCATGAGTTTCCATCGCACAAACCATTTGGCGATCCAGATGATGCACATGCAAGATTTAAAATTAAAGCTAAGAATGGAAAGACATCTGACCATGAAATTCCTTTGTATCAAGGTGGTGACCGTTCTAAACCAACAGGCCAAGCCCATATCCACAGCGAAATTTCTAAGGCACATCCTGGTATTAGTTCAAAACATTCAAAAGCAATTCATAATGCTTGTAAGGATTCACAGGTATAATTATGTCAACGATACTTAAACTCAAAGGCACCCAAGCAGCTTGTGGCACAGCTACAGGAACTGCTTCAACATTTGGGAGTGCAACATGCGTACGTTTAATAAACGGTACTACATCAGCACATCTCATAACACTAGAAAAAACAGACGGCACTGACATCGGTACATTAACTATCGCTGGCGGTGAATCAGTTTATATTAAAAAGGATCCAACAGACCAAATCTTTGCAGCAAATGCTGGAGTGCTTGGTGTTGGTGTAAGCGTAGAG